CTAGTGGTTCTTGGTCAGCAGAAGATGGAGGAGGTGGTGGTATTAGTGGCATCACAATAAAGGATGAAACAACAACATTATCAACTGAAGCTACAACTATTAAGTTTGCAGGAGCTGGTGTACAAGCAACTGGTTCAGGTTCTGAAAAAACAGTTACAGTTCCTGGTGGAATTCAAGTACAAAATAGTGGTGCTAATTTATCAACAACTTGTTTCCAATTAAACTTCACAGGTGGTGGTGTTACAGCTAGTGGAACAGATGCAACTAAAACCATTGATATTCCTGGTGGTGTAAGTGATGGACAGTATGGAGATATTCAGGTATCAAGTTCAGGTACTAATTTCCAGATAAAAGAAAATACTATTAGTACTACAGAATTATCTGCTTCAGGAACAGCAAGTAATACAACATATTTAAGGGGTGATAATACGTGGCAAACTATTAGTGGTGGTGCTAGTAGTTTAAATGATCTTAGTGATGTTAGTACTTCTGGTGCTCAAAACGGTAAAGTTCTAAAACATAATGGAAGTAGTTGGGTAGTAGCATCAGATAATTCTCCTTCAAACGATTCATTCAGTCTCTCAGGTTTGAGTGACGTTCAAATGAATGGTTCTCCTACAAATGATCAGGTATTAACATATTCTACTGCCACTAATAAATGGAAAAATGCAGCAGCTCCTGGTGGAACTCTTACCAACTTAACTAGTATCAGTGATGTCACTGCTGGTCAAGGTAATAGAGATATTTTAATGTGGAATGGTTCTGCATGGGTTCCAAAAGTTACTGGTTTTTATGGAATGAATCAGTCAGATGCTTCTAGTGGTTCATTGGCGGTTAACGATAAAGTTAATGCATGGTTAGTTATTATTGTTGGTGGTGGTGGAGGTGCTGGAACAGCATTAGGAACAGCATCAAATCCTGCTGCCTCTGGTGGAGGTGGAGGTGGAGGTGCAGTTATGTGGTTCTATAGTCGTGCCGATTTTGCTAATGGATCAATGCCAACCTCAATGTCTTGGCAATGTGGTGCTAAAGGAAACAATGCAAGTAACTCTGTTGGTTCAGGTACTAATGGAGGGCAATCTAAATTCTTCTTTGGAAGTTCTACGTTAACAGCATATGGTGGAGTAGGTTCAAGCTTTGCTGGTCAAGGTGATTGTGGACAAGGTGGTGGTGGCGGTACTGGAATATGGTTAAGTAATATGAGAACTGATTCTAGTGGTGGTGCAATGACTAACTCACTTATGGCTGGTGTTCCTGGAGGAAATGGTCATATAGATAGTTTTGGTAACGCCATACCTGGAAAACCTGGATTCCCTCTAGGTGGACCTGCATCAAACGGTGCTAACTGGGGTCAAGGTGCTTCTGGTGCTGGTTCTAATAACAGTAACTGGGGTAATCCTCAAGGAAACGCAGTTAAAGGTATCTGTACAATTTACGAATTCTAAAAATGTCATTATCAGCAAATTCACCTACAGCAAAACATTATGCACTTGTTAAAAATGGTGTTGTAGAAGCATTCATACAAGAAGAACCTGAATTTGATCATACTCTTGTGGTTGATGGTTCTACTAAAGTAGAGTATCAAGATTCAGATAGATTAAAAATTGGTAGTACTTGGGACGGTTCTACTTGGGGTAATTTAAATGGAACTGATTTATCTGCTGCTGACCATTTAAATATGTTAAGAAAAGAAAGAAATTCTAAATTAACAAAATGTGACTGGACACAGAATGGTGATGTACCATCAGAAACTCAAACTAAGTGGCAAGCATATAGACAATCTTTAAGAGATCTTCCTGCAAATACAGCAGATCCTACTATTTGGAATGTTACTTGGCCAACGGAACCTACCTAGAACTAAATATCTTTATAAAGGATGGAATAGGGTCAAATGGCAGTACTTAGAAATGTACCTAAGACGTTTTCTTTTGAAGAACAACGGTTAGAGATAAATGCGATTGCACAAGATCTCTATGATCTTAATGCTGCAACAACAGCAAGTGGACCTACCACAACTGTTGTTATTAACCCTACTCCTTGGCAGAGTGGTCTTTTAGAATACGATTCAGAAACAGCTGAATTCACATTTACTCCACCAGATTTATCAGGTATACCTAGTTCCACCAAGGTAGCAGAATGGGATGAAGCACATGGATGGGGTGACCATAGTACAGAAGGTTATCTAACATCATTACCATCTCATACACACGATCTTCAAACATTAGGAGATGTGAGTCTTTCTGGTGGTGATGCTCCATCGGACGGAGAAGCATTAGTTTGGAATCAAACTGCTGGTAAGTGGAAAGCAGGGACTGTCAGTTCTGGTTGGCAAGGAAATGTACAGAATAGTACTACTCCTAATGGTCCTGGTAGAATATCTTTTGATGCAAATACAAATACATTAGTATTTCAACCAACAAACATTGATCTTATATTAGCTGACCTCAATAATTTTAATAATGTAACATTAACAAGTGTTCAGAACAATGATATACTTGTATGGAATTCTGCACAGTATGATTTTATAAACCAACCAGCTACATTAGATTTAAATTCTGATGTTGATACAACTGGTGTAGCTCAAGGTAAGACTCTTAGATATAATGGAACGAAGTGGGTAGTATCTCAAGACGTATCATATAGTCAAACAATATTAGGTGGAAATACTAATTCTGAAACAAGTGTTCAATGGGATCTAACTCCTACTATTGATGGTGGTGTTGGAATAGCTGACAGTATCACAATAACTGGTGGAAATGATATTACGTTTAGTAACGTAAGTACTAGTGGATTTACTATTGATTATGCTGGTGGTGGTGGAACTCCTGCTGCTACTACTTTAACATCTCTATCAGATACTTCAATTCCTGGAACTATTACTTTAGGACATGTCCTTAAATGGGATGGAACTGCATGGGGTCCAGCACCAGATAACACTTCTAGTGGTGGTAGTGGTATTGCTTTAACAGATATTTCTGTTGTTAAACCTAACCCTGTTGCTCAAGGAAGTGGTGATCTTACATATAATTCTACGTCTGGTGCTTTTACATATACTCCACCTGCATTGAATTTCCTTACGGCAGAAACTGATACTCTTGATAGTGTAACAAGTAGATCCAGTGGAAATACAACTACAAATAGTATTACTGTTGGTGGAAATGGTTCGTCAGGTGGTATAACTCTTGCTGATGGTAATCTTGCATTAAGAACAGGCACTGGAAACGTGGCATCTATTGACCTCTATTGTGAGGTTAATAACGCACATAAAGTAAGTATAAAAGCACCATTACATGCTAATTATAGTGGTAATGTTAATTTTGTTCTACCTCCAGATGAAGGTACTGATGGATATGTTTTATCTACAAATGGTTCAGGAACTACAAGTTGGGTACAACAGTCTAGTGGTGGTGATACTTATAGTCTTCATTCACTATTATCTACTGGAATAGAATTACAAGTGAATGGTCAAGGAGTTCCAGCTAATAGAATCTTCTTTGATGCTGGTACTGGTATAACAATAACTCGCACAAATACAAATCCTCACACTATAGAATTTGAAGCATCACTTGGTCTTAATGATTTAAGTGACACCACTATACCTGGAAATATTACACAGGGACATGTTCTTAAATGGGATGGAACTGCATGGGGTCCAGCACCAGATAATACTTCTAGTGGTGGTAGTGGTATTTCTCTAACAGATATTTCAGTTGCTAAACCCAATCCTTCTCCTCAAGGTAATGGTGACGTTACATACAATTCTACGTCAGGTGTGTTTACGTATACCCCACCTGCTCTTCCTACTGTTCCTACTAACCTAGGAGATTTAAGTAATGTTAGTAGTGGTGGTCCTAGTGATGGAGATTTTCTTAAGTGGGTTCAAAATAATAATAGATGGGAACCAGTTACACAAACAGTTGGATCTGGAACTGTAACTAGTGTTGTTGCTGGAACAGGACTTCAAGGTGGAACTATTACTACTTCAGGAACAATAGATCTTAATGCAACGCTTAATGATTTAACTGATGTTAATCTTGGTACTGTTGCTGAAGGTAAGATACTTAAGTATACTAGTGGTTCATGGTCAGCAGAGGATGAAAGTGCTGGAGGAGGTGGTACTACTTACAATGTAGTTAGTACTACTGAAAATGGATTAGCACCACAGTTACCATCTTCACATGGTGGTAAGTATTTAAGGGCAGATGGAACTTGGGAAGTACCACCTGATACAAATCCCAGTGCTACTCTTATGTCAGATTGGAACACAGCTTATGGATGGGGTAACCATGCTAATGCTGGATATTTAACATCTGCTCCAGGAGAAGCAAATGTTCAATCTGATTGGACTCAGACTAATACCACTTCTGATGATTATATAAAAAATAAACCAGGTGCTTTTGGTGGTACAGCATCAGGTTTAGTTCCTTCATCTACTTCAGGAGAAACAGGTAAATTCTTGAGATCTGATGGTACTTGGCAAGATGTATCTTCTGGTGGTGCTAGTACTTTAAATGAACTTAGTGATGTTGATACATCAGGTGCATCAAACGGTAAAGTTTTAAAACATAATGGAACTAGTTGGATAGTAGCATCAGATAATGACACAACATCATTCGCTATGGGTTCTATAAGTGATGTTGATTATGGTGGAGGATCTGCAAGTAGTGGTAAAATACTTAAACATAATGGAAGTAATTGGGCTCTTGCTGAAGAAAGTGGTGTACCATCTGGTACTATTGTTATGTACAATAGCACTAGTGCTCCATCTGGATGGGCTATATGTAATGGTAGTAGTGGAACACCAGATTTAAGAGATAGATTTGTTATTGGTGCTGGTAGTAGTTACTCTGGTGGTTCTACTGGTGGTTATACTGATTCTATAGTTGTTAGTCATAATCATGGTACTAATACCATGAGTACTCATAATGGTCATACTCATGGTGATGGAAACCTTTCTACAAGTAATACAGGAGATCATTATCACGCAGTTAATAGTTTATCTTTTAATGGTGATACAGGAAACCAGAGTGCTAATCATCATCACACGTTAAGTATGAACCTTACTGTTGGTGGTGGATCTCATGGTCATAATATCAGAACTAATAGTTGGGATAATGGTGGTAACTATTCTGGCCCTCAAAATGCATGGAGTGGAGATAGTCAATATAATTATAATGATGTAGTAACTGGTGGAGCTCATAATCATACTGCATCTATTGTTCATGATACACTAGGAGTTAGTGTGAACCATACTCATTCATTCAGTGGAAATGTTAGTGGAAATACTACAAACTCTAGTACTGGTGATCATTCTCATAATGTTAATGGTAATACAGGAGGTGGTGGTAGTCATAACCATAACATTAGTGTAAATTCAGAAGGAAATAGTGGATCAGGAAGAAACCTTCCACCTTATTACGCACTTACTTTTATAATGAAACTATAATGAAATATCGCCGTGATGTGACCAGTGTTATTAATACTGGAGATGAAAAAGTAAAAATAGAAGGATATAATAATCTAGATAAAACTGTTGTCTGTCCTTCTAATGAAGTAGCAGAAATAGTTGCTGATAAGTTAGATAGATTAAGTAAAGAAAATTTTAATAGAGTTCATATTCCTCAATTTGATTATTATATAAATGAGAATGCTATTAGATATCGTGTTGAATTTATTAAAGGATATCATTTAGGAACAGTATCAAAATTTAAGAAAGCAATATATGAAGATGTCGTTGAGAGAGAATCTGATTGGACATTTGATGATTATGGCATGGGTAACTTTGTAGTAGAATGGAAGACAGATAAAATATATGCTGTTGATTTTACATCATACTGTTATTATCCAGACAAAGATGAAAGAAGAAAAAGTTGGGATAAATATCAACAGAGAGAGAAAGAAGTTCTGGAGTGGTTAAAATTATGACTAATGAAGTCTATAATAACTGGGTCAAGATGAAAAAAAGAATGGAAGATGGTGGTAGTAACTTCACTAACAATTCTTTTTATGAAAGAGCTTGTACTTGTGTTGCCACTAGAAAAGATCCTGGTACACCAGGTGGCGATGCATATTACCAACATTTTTTAAAGTTTTTTTGTGTTGCATAAATACTAATACACATTATTAAGTTTGATAATCATGGATCCAGCAAGTCTAAGGAAAGAATTTGAAAAACAAATTTCAGATGCAGATTCAAAAATTGAAGCTGCTGAAAAGACTTTAAAAGGACTTCAAGAATATAGATTGAAGTTACAGGGTGGAATGGAAACTTTAGAATTACTTGATCCTAAAGAGACAACACCAACACCACCTCCAGAACCTCCAGCACCTCCATCTGAATAAATATAATTTAGTCTAGGTAATTAAATGGCCGCAATCCCCTTAAATCTACTACTGGAAAAAGGAACGGATTTTGATGCCACCTTTAATATCCAAAACGAAGATAATACAACACCATTAAATTTGACTGGTTATACAGCAGAAGCAAAGATGAAGAGAAGTTATTATTCTTCATCATCTACTAGTTTTGTTGTTGATTTTGTTGATCGTTATAATGGTGTATTAAAAATTAGTCTTGATAATACTGACACTTCTACATTAGATCCAAGAAGGTATGTTTATGATATTATTTTAACATCACCTCAGAGTATTAAGACACGAGTTATAGAGGGTATTATTGAAGTAACACCAGGAGTTACATAATGCCTAAGTATAACGTATCCGTCAAATCTTCTAATTATCAGGTTCTTTCAGAACCTCAGAAGAAATATAATGTTGGAGTTAACTATGAGATACCTAGTAAGTATCTTCAATATGGTAATGAAATACTCAATACAACTGGATGGATATTTAATGGAACCAATACTGGATTTCCATTAATAGATAATGCTGGTGATGTATATACACCAGTTAATGATCAACAGTTAATAGTTGCTCTTGATGGATTAGTTCAAGTTCCTGGTATTGATTACACAGTTAGTGGAACAAATTTAATCTTCACTAATCCCCCTACAGCAACACAAAAAGTATATGTTGTAGGACTTTCTACAACTGCTGATCTTACAAGAACAATTAACTTTGTTGTTGATGCTGGTTCAGCACCTATGTCTTCTGGTATTAAAGGAGACATGACTCTTGATGTAACAGGTAAGATTTTATCATGGACTGTTATTGCTGATCAAGATGGTCAAATTCAATTTGACATAAAAAAAGTTGATTACAATAATTTTCCAAATTTTGCTTCTATCTGTGGTACTGAAAGACCACAATTAGGTGACATTACTACTGGTAATCAAGAGAGGATAAATACTAATACTACAATATCAACATGGAATCCAAACCTCAACGCAGGTGACATTCTACAGTTTGAAATTGTGTATGCACTAAATATACAAAGGTGCGTAGTGGCTATGAAGCTCGCACTCTAATTTTATTATAAATAAGTTCATATAGGAAGAAAACACGAGGAGTTAACTTAAATGGCACTGCTAGTTACCGACCAGGGTGAGATTGATTCACTCCGTACCTTATTAAATTCAACACATCAGATACCAAGGAACTTGGTTTTGAAGTTGTACACGAGTAATACTACTCCTGGGGAATCGGATGTACCATCATCTGCAAATTATTATGAACCATATAATGCAAGTAATGCAAGTGGATATGGTTCCGCACCTACAACTGGATATCCACCAGTAGAAAACAATAGAACTGAAGAGGATCAAGACTTCTCTGAGAACTATGGTATTCTTCTTAACGGTAACCGTTGGACAGTATCTACAACATTAACAGCAGAAGATACTCAGAACGCAACTGGTACTGCTGGTACATATCAGATTGCTGTTGGTGACACTGCTAAAATTAAAAAGGGAGACTATGCAGAGGGTGCTGGTATTCCTGCAAATACATATGTCGTTGACATCCAAGGGTTAAACTTAGAACTTAGTCAGCAATTAACTGCTGATATGACTGCTGTTGCAACAAACTTCGGTAGAGGTCGTTCTACTGCTTCCTATCCAGAGAAAGTTTTTACTTTTGAAGCTGCTGCTGGTAACGTCTATGGTTACTACCTATCACGTGCTAACAACATGCCTGTAGCATTAGCTGGTGTTGCCGATGGTGCATCAGTTGCTGCTGGTACTACAATTGCTAAGACAGGTACAAAAGGAGTTATTGGTACTGATTATATCAACCTTCTTAATGTTACTTTAAGCAGAACAGCAGATGGTACTTCTGGTACATATGAGATACTAGTTAATGATGCTGCTGATATTGCTCCAGGTCAACGTGTTACTGGTACAGGCGTTGCTTCTCAGACAAGAGTAATTGGTGTTACAGGAACAGTTGTTTATCTAGACAAAGCATTGACAGGTGCTCTTTCAACAACAGCAGTTGACTTTGCTGTTAATGTTGCTGAGAACCTAACTCCTGGAATGGCAGTTTCTCAGACAGCAACTCCAAATGGTATTGCTGCAAGTACAACCATTGTTGGTATTGACTTTGAGACAGTTACTGGAGAAATTGGTCCACGTGTTTATCTAAACAATGCTCTTATTGACAACATACAGGTATCAAATGGTAACGATCAAGTTAAGTTTGATTTCTCTGTTGTAACATCAGATCCTGGTGGTTCTGCTGTTGATCATAAGTTAAATCCTGGAGATGTTATTTACATCGCTGGTGGAACAACTAACACAATTACTGATGCTCATTACACAGTATTTGAGGTTCCAACATCAAGTACATTCACTACTACACCTGCTCTACAGGGAACTGGTGATGCTACTCTCTTTGGTAGTATATTCTTTGCAGAAAGATTTACAAATGGTCCATACGCTATTCAAAACAAAGGTGACCAAATTAAGGTTACTCTAAACGTCAGCCTAGACTGATTATACATAGAGTACGCCCAGTTTATATTTTTCACTTTGTGGGGGTTGCATTTTGCAATCCCCTTTTTTATTGACTTATGTTCTACACCTACGAGTCAGGAGGAAGAGTCTCTAGACCTGTATTTGACTACAGGACTGAGATTTTGTCTGGCTCGTTTGCTGCTAGAAGTTTAGAAAGTTTTAAATTCAATCAAGGTCCAGCAATACAACTTCAGGATATTGGTGGTACTCTTGCACATCATGCAGATCGTAGTATATACAATCTTGTAAGTCAGAGATCAGGACTAGGAATACTTAGTGGTGCTCAGACATCACAGCAAGATGTACCTGAAGGATGGGTGGGACATCAAGATGGTCCAATCTATACATGGACAACTGATGAACTTGGTGGTAACCTTGATGCTAATCGTATACTAGGTCCAGCACCAAGTAGGTTCTTACTATTAAACAATGCTGAAGAGAGTAAATCATATAGTTATCATCCAGCGATTATTGATCTGTATACCGAAGTTGACTTCGGATCAATAACTAATAATCATACAACTGTAAGTAATAATGGTCAGGTTGCAGACCTTAATGCAACACAGGTTGAATATGGACGCATCATTCATGTTGGCAATCTAGAATCATTTGGATTTAGTAAGACACTTGATGCTGCCTCATGGAAGGCAACTAGTGCATGGGTTGGTGAAGGAAATCTTATATCGTTTGGTAAGCAGACATCACCTGCTGTATACGGTGCAATCACTGACGGTAAGGTCAAACTTAGTGGTGCTGCGGATGTTAACTATTCTCCTGCTCCAGAGAGCAGGGGAATTCTTCCGCTACGAGGAACTCTTTCTATTGAATTTGCATCTGCAATTGCTGGTAGTGGACATCTCAGTACACTATCTGGTGCTGCTATATCATTTACTGGAAATCCAGAAGAGACACAGATATTATTCTCCGTTGTTGGAGAACGTATATCAGAGAAGATTACAAATGATTATGCTGGAAGTGGAAATATATTCAGTCTTTCTAGTTTAACAATTAGAAGATCTTATGATCATGTAGGTTCTGGT